GAGCTTTATTAATAAATATATTTTTATATTTATGTTTATGTTTACATATATTCTGTCATAATCTTCCTTCTAAAAAGATTCAATCCAGGTTCTATTAATTTCCAGTTATCTGAAGCAAGATTTAATTCTGCCTCTTTGATTGTAGATGGTTTTCTTAAATTAATTCCTGATTGAGAAAACCATATACACTTTTTAATAGTTTCCTTATCAATATCTATATCATGATTATTTTTATTAGATTGTATTATAAATTGTTTTATAAATTGTAACATTTGTGGTAAAGGGTGAAAATCAATAGCTTCTTCAATCACTTCTATTGTATTTATTTCTTGTAAATTTAAGTTATTATATGATGCTATATGAATTTTATCTGGATTATTTTTATAATAATTAATTGCGCTTTGTAATAATTTTATATCACCACCCATTCCTCCATATAAACTTCGGTAGTATAAAGATAACAATTCACTAGATTTATTATGTGATTGAAGCACTGAATGGTCAATAGTAGCATATGATTCTGTCCATATATTATTATCATAATCAAAATAATCTTTAACATCACATAAATTATTTACAATATCTAATATAATATAAATATCCTGGTTTGTTAGTTTATATTCTTTGTCAACCATCATAAGCCAAATAATAATAGGGAGTGAATCTAATAAACACACATCTTCAACAAATATTATTGGCAATCTACGTAAAAATTCAATAGGTTCTTTATTTAAAAGAGCAATTGAGCTTGATAATGCTATCTTATTATTATGTCTTCGTATAGCCTTTTGTAAATTTGATTTTAACAAAGGCACAGATAAATTAGTATGTATAACTGGAATGTATATACTTTTATCTTCTATTTTTGGTTTTCTGTAAAACAGTTTAATATTAGATTTAATACATATAAATACATCAGATTCATCTGGTTGATAAACAAACTGGGCACTTCTATTTTCAGGGTCATATACAAAACATTTTTTATTAGAAATACTATAGGTTGTTTTTATTTTAAAGAAATTTTCAAGTTTAGACTGCATAGCATAATATTATATTTCTGTAATATTATGTTACTATTAAAATCAATTTTTTATATATTTACTTTGCTTTACTTTATCTTATTTATGTCGCATACATAAGTCCCACATTACCACCAATAAAGTTAACAATATTAATACGTTCTTCAAATAATGTTAGATTAAAATTGTAGTCATATATGCGCCATGTAGGCTTATTTACCGCAATTACTTGGCCAGTTTGTGGGTCACAAATTGATAAGCTCTGAGCTAATGGATCTAGTGGTGGTATAATTGTAGTAAATTCTAACTCAATCTGACTAAAACGATTCATATTTATAGCACCCGATGGTTGTAGGTCTGATAAATTAGAGTTAATACCAAAATTATAACAATAGAGACCAGGTGGAGCTCCACCACTAGTTCTTGTATATTTCTCAATATAATTAAAAATACCTGCTGCTTGGATATTCTCTCTATAAGAACCATCTAACAAAATACCCATAGCAAGCAATATCATCTTATCATTTTCAGGCGAATAATTAGATGTAACTAGAAGACCAGTTGGATTACCGCTTGGATTAACACCGGGACCAATATATACAGGAACAAGAGCACCACCGGCGTCTGTCTTATAAATAAGAAAATCTCCACTTGAAGACGCTTGAACCACATCAAGAGGCATATAGTTATAAGGCCAATTTGTGTAATTAGACCATTCATTTCGTAAATTTACATCGCTTCTTTGAAAATAAAATAACCAATTAGATATCATACCAATTGAATCTAATTGAACCTTATTTGGGCCAGTTACATTAAAAAACTGTTGCTCATGAACTTGCTTAATTAAGTATTTCTGCTCCTCTAAAGCAAACATACGTTCTTCTTCATTAGATAAGAAACAATAAGTACAGTTTAAATGTACATCGGCATTCCATAATGTTCTGGTATCAGTATATGATGTTAGTCCAAGTTCAATATCGGGAGGCGGTTGTAAGAAGCGATAAAACTGCATATACCAGGAATTAAAATTGGGCGCAATATACGGATAATTATATGTGGTATCAAATACATCACGAATTTGAAATAGTTCACTAATAGGTCTTAATGTAACAACTATTTGTAGCTCATTGTATTGTAATGATGTTAAAGGAAATGCCATTTGTGACTTAAGACCAAACCAACTATTTAGAGGCACATATAAAATACGACCACGAATAGATGGCTCAGGACCAACTAAGTCAGATGTGTAAAACGCATTTGGATATGAGTTAACGCGTGATCCAGCATTTCCTGGATTATTCATTTCCGCTGTATTACCAGACATTTCATCAAATAAATTCTTTTTAACCCCTGAAAAGTCACGCTGAACTGATGCTAGTAAATAGTCACCAGAATATTCTTGCAAAGTATAATTTCCACATATAATGCTTACTTTGGAAATCATTTTGGCCCCTAAATTTTCAATCCATTTAAATTCATATGGTGCCCAATCAGTATATGTAGTTGTTCCATCACTCTGCGACACTGTCTGTGGCGGCATAATTGGACTCCAAATATTTGGCATTGCTATAGTTAAATAACAATCCATAAGTAAATCAGCATATCTTGGAATTTTAAATGTAAATGTAGATGGTTCTGATAGTCGTAGTGTTTTAGAACCCTCAAAATCAACACGAAATTTTTGTAAGCCAAAATTAGTATATTGGGCATAAGTAGATTTAAAAAATGTTTTAGATGGGTTTCCATTTAGAATAATATTTTGTTGTCCAACTGATACTAGATTCATAAGTCCTCCTGGCATTTTATTTGTTATAATACTAACATATTATTTTTTTAACTAATTATTACAGTTTATATTATATTATATTATTTTGTTAGTTTCATTTCATTTCACTTAAAAAAAAATAATATATTCATAAAGTAATATATAAAAGATGTCACAAACAGGTTCAGGTTCAACAGATATAGCAACTGAAGCACGACAAAATATACAACAAGCTATGTCAGGATTAAAAGAAATGTCGGAAGCTACATCAATTACATTATTAACAATGCTAACATTTTCAATAATTGTCATTGCCTTTATGTATTATTTTTATTATACTGGAACTGGTAATTTTGGTGGTATAGCTATAATAATTATACTAACAATTATGTTTAGTATTTTGGGTCAGGGAATAATGGAACAGAAAGGTGCTATTATTGGAGGTATTCTTGGTCTTATTATTGGTATCACAATATATGTAAATATGTCTAATAATATGCTTACAAGAGAATGTAAGTTGATGGATGGTGTTTATGGAGACCTAAATACAAATATTTTATCTGTAAATACTACTCAACCAAAATTTCAAGCTAATTTAAGAGATTTTTACATTAAGTCAGCTTACAACTGTTGTAGCGGTGGTAATTATAAGAATGATTATGTATCTATGTGTACACTAAAAGACTTATTAAAACAGGGTGTAAGAGGATTGGATTTTGAAATATATTCTATTGATGATCAGCCAGTAGTAGCAACCAGCACAGCTGATAACTATTGTGTAAAAGAAACATTTAATTATATTAATTTTAGCGATATTATGTCAACCATTGTAAATAACGCATTTTCATCTTCTGGTGCTCCTAATCCAGCAGATCCTATTATTTTCCATTTACGTATTAAGAGCGAGAATCAAAATATGTATAAGAACTTTGCAAAGATTTTTGAGAAGCACTCAGATATGTTGATGGGTAAATCATATAGTTTTGAAAATATGAAGAATAATGCGGCTACTAATTTTGGAGCAACACCATTAACAGCATTAATGGGTAAGATTTCTATTATTGTTGATAGAAGTAATACATCATTCTTAGAATGTAAAGAATTTTATGAATATGTTAATATGACAAGTAACTCTATATTTATGAGAGAACTAACATTTGATGATGTTAAATATAATTCAGATATTGCCGAATTAACTGAATATAATAAATTATGTATGACAATTGGCATTCCTAATCCTGGTTCTAATCCAGATAATCCTAGTTCAGTTGTTTTAAGAGAAACTGGTTGCCAAATGCTGGCAATGCGATACCAGAATATAGACTCAAATATTGAGGAAAATGAAGCATTTTTTAATGAAAATAATACTGCGTTTGTTTTGA